GGTCGCTCTCGTGGATGGGCTAATTTCATCTAACAGCGGTTGACGGTGCGGGCGCCGGGTCTCAGCTTGGCCGCACTCAGGTCGCGGGGGCGACAACAGGAGCGGCTCATGCGAGCACTCACCCTAGCCCTCGCCGTGGCGGCCACGGTCGCCGCCATGCCGGCGGCGGCGGCGACCTTCGCCTTCGAAACCACCCTGAGCGGGCCGGCCGAGTTCCCGCCGAATGCGTCGCCGGGCACGGGGCTCGCCAAGCTGTGGTTCGACGAAGACGCGCAACTGATGACGCTGGACGTGACGTTCTCGGGCCTCCTCGGGACCACGGCGGCGGCGCACATCCACGGGCCGACGACCCTCCCCGGCGAGGGAAACGCGGGCGTGATGACCACCACGCCAACGTTCGCAGGCTTCCCCCTCGGCGTGACCTCGGGAACCTACCTCAGCACCTTCGACATGACGCTCGCCAGTTCCTACAACCCGTCGTTCCTGAACAACGCGACGAACCTGGGTTCGACGACGACGGCGTCGGCGACGCTGCTGTCCGCGCTGAAGGACGGGAAGGCCTACCTCAACATCCACACCACCCAGTTCCCGGGCGGCGAGATCCGGGGCTTCCTGTCGCTGGCGCCGGAGCCGGGGACGTGGGCGCTGATGCTTCTGGGCTTCGGCTTGGCGGGCGCGGCGCTGCGGGCGCGGCGGCTCGCGGTCGTACGTTAATCCTAATCGTGCAGGCGCCATTAATGGCGTTGATCTAAAAGAAGAAATTGTCGGGGGACGTCGCGGACAGGAGTTGGCCGCCATGCCCGAACCTGTGCGACTGGTGCTCGATCTGGTCGAGGCGCGGCCCTTCACCTCGATGGCGGTGCTGATCGCCGCCGTGCTCTATCTCCGTTTGATGACCTCCGGACCGCGCGTGCATTAGGCGCCTGCAACCGATAGCCGCGCTCCGCATTGCCCTCCCACGCGAATGGAGGACATACGAATGAGTGGAGTGGGAATTATCGGCGCCATCCTGATCGGCATCCTGGCCGGCTGGATCGCGGAGAAGGTGATGGGCCGCAGCCATGGCCTGGTCACCAACCTGATCGTGGGCGTCGTGGGCGCCTTCCTGGGCAGTTTCATCGCCACCTCGCTGGGCATCGGCACGGGCTCCGGGGTCATCCCCAGCCTGCTGGTCGCCACGGCGGGCGCGGTGCTGCTGCTCTTCATCGTCGGCCTGTTCCGGCGCCGTAGCGTCTAGCGTCCACCGTTCGCATCGCGGCCGATTGACAGCGGTTGTTACAGGTGTAGTCTGAGATTGCTACGCGTGTAATAACCAGCTGGGAGGCCGCGATGCGGATGACGGGACGAACGAGCTTCTGGACGGCCGCCGCGGGCGGCGTCTCCGGCGCCATGGCCGCGAGCGCCGCCTGGGCGGTCGAGGCGACCTATGTGACCGGGCCGATCGAGAAGCCGGTGTATACGGTGGTGCCGCCGGCGGATCGGCTGACGGTCGGAGATGTCTTCGCGAACGCCGCGCCGGAGGTGCAGGTGGTGATGGCGCTGCTGGTCCTGGGGACGCTCGCCGCCCTGGCCGTGTGGGCGTTGAGCCTGGGCAAGGTCGGCAAGGCGGACGCCAAGGGCCTGGCGGGGGCGCTGGGGCGGCTGCGGATCGTGCGGTCGGGCGGTGCGCCGCTAGGCTGCCTAGCGGCGGCCTATGTGATGTTCGCGAGCTTCCTGGCCATTTCGAACGTGCGGCCGACGCCGACCCTTTCCGTGGTCGCGCCGGGGCTCGCCGAGGCGGCGCTGGCGATCGTGCTGGGCCTGCTGGCCACCACGGTGGCGGTGATCTGCGAACGGCATCTGGAAGGGCGCATCCGCCGCGCGGCGGCCTGAGGCGGTCATGCCGGAACCCGGAGCGGACCTGCGGATATCCGACGCCGAGAGCCAGGTCATGGCCGCCGTCTGGGCGGGCGCTGAGGCCGGCGAGGGCGGGGCCGGGGTCGAGCAGATCCTGGCCGGACCGGGGGCGGCGAACGGCTGGGGCGAGGCCACGGTCCGGACGCTGATCCACCGGCTGATCCGCAAGGGCGCCCTGAAGTCGGAACGGCGGGGCGTCGGCGTGATCTACATGCCGCTGCTAAGCCGCGAGTCGTGGATGACGGCCGAGAGCCAGGGGCTGCTGGACCGCCTGTTCGGCGGGCAGCTGGCTCCGCTGGTGGCGCATTTCGCCAAGGCGCGGGCGATGACGCCAGAGGACCGGGCGCGGCTGCGGCGGCTGGTGGCCGACCTGGACGCGGACGAGGAAGATTAGGCGGCGCCACGAACCGGCGGGTCGCGCGTTGAGCGGCCATGAGCATCGACAAGATTTTCGCCGCCTTCGCCAACAGGACGTCGAAGGCCGCCGGCAGCCCGTGGGCCTTCGGCGCATGCCTGCTGTTGGTCGTGGCCTGGGCGGCGACCGGGCCGATCTTCAAGTTCTCGGAGACCTGGCAGCTGGTGATCAACACCGGCACCACCATCATCACGTTCCTGATGGTGTTCCTGATCCAGAACACCCAGAACCGCGACGCCGCGGCGATCCAGGCCAAGCTGGACGACCTGATCCTGACCTCGGACGCCGAGAACGAGTTCATCGGCATCGAGAAGATGACCGACAAGGAGCTGACGGAGCTGCGTGAGCGGTGCGCGGCGCGCGCCAAGGCCCACCACGACGCCCACCAGCGGGTGGAGAAGGAATTCGAGCGGCGCGGCGCGAAGGCCGGATCCGCGACGGCGCCCGCCAAGTCCGGACAGGCTCGGCGCCCAAGTCAGAGGAAGGCGAACCGGCGCAAGGCGGCCTAGAGGCGCTCGACGATCGGCCGCGAGTATCGCAGGGTGACGGCCTTCCAGACAGGAGCCCGACGATGATCCGCAAGGCGAACGCGGTGTGGCGCGGCACAGGCCGGGACGGCGAGGGCGCGTTGACCTCGGCGTCCGGCGTGCTGAGCGACACGCCCTACAGCTTCAAGACCCGCTTCGAGGACCAGCCGGGGACCAACCCGGAAGAACTGATCGCCGCGGCCCATGCCGGCTGCTTCACCATGGCGCTGGCCTTCGCCCTGCAGCGCGAGGGGTTTACGCCGGCGGAGCTGTCGACCGAGGCGGCGGTGTCGCTGGACCAGGACGGCGCGGGCTTCAAGATCACCAAGTCGGCGCTGACGCTGCGCGCCCGCGTGCCGGGCCTGAGCGAGGCGAAGTTCCAGGAGGTCGCGGAGGCGGCCGAGAAGACCTGCCCGGTCTCGCGGGTGCTGAACGCCGAGATCACGCTGGACGCGCTGCTGGAGGATTAGGGCGGCGCGACGAGCGCCGATGTTCGCGCTTTGTTCTTGACGTTCGCGCGCGAATTTAGTAGAGTTTTGTCAGCGTTGATGACTGCGCCTCGGTCCCGGCCAGGCGCCGGATGCGGTGGCAGGTTCGGCGCGATCTCCTCAGAGAGGGCGGTGGATGTTCGAGGAATTGAGCGCGCGGTCGCGCGCGGCGTTGCGGCAAGGCGCTGAAGGCGTAGCGCGGCTGCGCGGAGAATGGCTGAACGCCGGTCGTGAGGCGTGGCCACGCGATCCGCGAAGGGCGAGGGGTCGTCGCCCGCACGGAGGGCGAACTCGAGACCCTGGGCCGCAAGGCGCTCGCCGAGAAGGCGCGGCTGAAGGCGGCGGCGCGGAACAGCCTCGACGAGGTGCGTAGAGGGGCGGAGGCCGGGCGCGACCGTGTCGACCGGGTCGCAGGCGATGTTCGACGGGGCGTTCATGAGGGCGTGAAAGTCGTCGTCCGGGGCGCGCAGGGCGAGGGCAAGGCGACCGCGAGGCTTCTGGGGGATGCGGCCGGCCAGGTGACCGCCAGTCAACCCATGGAGCGGGAGATCGTGCACGCCATGGGGCCGGCGGCGCGCGATCTGGCGGGCAAGGCCAGGAACGCGCCCAACACGTTGGTCGGGCTGGCCTATGGCGGGGCGGGACACGCAGCCGGGCTGGCTCTGGGAACTGAGCCCTATGTGACCGTGGGCGCCAATGCGATCCAGTTTCGCGACAATCCCTTCGGCGGAGCCGGCGCGATCACGCTCGGAAACACGACACCTACGACGGCGATCCTTCCTACCCGCAAGGCGAGTGGGGACCGTACAACGCGAAGTACGTCGCCCCGATCTGGGAGCATGAACGCCAGCACACGATCCAGGGCGAGCAACTCGGACCGCTCTATCTGCCGTCGAACTTGGCGGGTGGCGCGCTCGCCCTGATTCGCGACCGCGATGAAGAGGGAGTGCCCGACTGGCACGGTCCGAGCAACTGGAACGAGCGTGGTCCCCAGGAGACTTCGCCTCGGCAGTGGCCTCGCAGGAGGCGGCCTTGAGATGCGCTTGCGCGCTGCTGCTTGCGGGGAGCGTCCTTCTGGGCGGTTGCAGCCAAGTCGAACGAGGCAGGGTTTCCAACGAAACAGGCGCCCCCATCGTGATCCGGCTGAGGGCGGACACGCACGGCGGGCCGGATCGCGGTGACGTGCTCGTGACCCTCCAGCCAGGGCAGGCGCGGACATTCAAAGGCTACCAGCTGCGACACGGCCAACTGCCCGTGACCGCCAGAGGCTGCACCTATGTCCATGCCCTGACGGGTGGCGAGCTGTGGGATCTGCGCGAGGCCGGGCTGGTGTTCCCGGTCGACCTGGCGATCAAACGCGATTTCTTGCTCGATCTCCAGCACAAGGCGGGCGATCGGCCGGGCTTCCAACGGGGGAGGGAGTTCGGTTTTCCGCGGCGTCCGATCTCGAAGACCTGCCGTTGAATGACGCTGCCGGGGAAAATCATTCGCCGGCCCTGTCGCTGGGGGTTGAGCGCGGCGCCGTCGCTGTTCACGTCTTGCCGCGGTCCCTTGAGGGTCAGGACGGAGACCGGGATGCGCTGAGGCACATCTGATCTGGGCCAGCCGGCGCCGCTGCCCTTGCTTGCCCAGATCGTTCCGTTTTTGTTCTTGACGTTCGCGCGCGAATTTAGTAGAGTTTTGTCAGCGTTGATGACTGCGCCTTGAGCGCCGCCGCTGCGGGGCTGAGCGCGGGGTCGACGTCCCCCACATCCTATCGCCGTGGCCGTTTCTCCTGAAAGGGGAGCTGCCTTCCACCCGCCGGGCTCGCTCGCGCGGGCCTTAACCTATGGGGCCGAAGCCTTGTCCGACGATGATATCCTTGAAGAGGCCCGCGCGGCGTTCCAGCTGGCGGCCGATGCGGAAGCCGAGAACCGGCGCGACGCGCTGGACGACCTGCGCTTCGCCCGGCTGGGCGAGCAGTGGCCGGAGAAGGTGCGGCGGGAGCGGGAGCTCGAGGGCCGGCCGTGCCTGACGATCAACCGGCTGCCGACCTTCATCCGCCAGGTGGTTAACGATGCGCGGCAGAACAAGCCGGCGATCTCGGTGCACCCGGTGGACGGCGGCTCGGATCCCGAGACGGCGGAGGTGTTCAACGGGCTGATCCGGCACATCGAGCAGAGCTCGGACGCCGAGGTGGCCTATGACACGGCGTTGGATTTCGCCGTGACCTCTGGCGTCGGCTACTTCCGCATCAACACCCGCTATGCGGCCGACGACGGCTTCGATCAGGACATCGCCATCGAGCGTGTGGCGAACCCGTTCTCGATCTATGGCGACCCGGAGGGGACAGCCGCCGACAGCGGCGACTGGAACACCGCCTTCGTGGTCGACACCGTGCCGCGGGCTGCGTTCGAGGCGCGCTGGAAGGGCGCGCAGGCGGTGGACTGGGACGGCGACGACTATGGCCGGCTGGGCGGGCCGTGGCTGGACGGCGACCGGGTGATGGTGGCCGAGTATTGGCGGCGGGATCGGGTCAGCAAGACCATCCTGGCCCTGTCGGACGGGCAGGTGGTGGAGGAGGGCGCCTTCAAGGCCCAGAGGGCGATGTTCGACGCCCTGGGCGTGAAGCCGATCGGGCGGCCCCGGCAGACGACCAGCCACAAGGTGACCCAGCGGATTCTGACCGGCGCCGAGGTGCTGGAGACGGTGGACTGGGCCGGGCGGTTCATCCCGATCGTCCCGGTCTACGGCGAGGAGCTGATGGTCGACGGTCGGCGGCGGCTGCGCAGCCTGGTGCGCGACGCCAAGGACCCGCAGCGGATGTTCAACTACTGGCGCACGACCTCGACTGAGCTGGTGGCGCTGGCGCCGAAGGCGCCGTTCATCGGCCGCAAGGGGGCGTTCGAGACGGACTCGGCCAAGTGGGCGACAGCCAACGTCCAGAGCCACGCCTACATCGAATACGACGGCCCGGAGCCGCCCATGCGGCAGGGCTTCGCCGGCGTACCGGCCGGGGCGCTGCAAGAGGCGATGAACGCCGCGGACGACATGAAGTCGATCATGGGCCTGTTCGACGCAAGCCTGGGCGCGCGGTCGAACGAGACCTCGGGCCGGGCGATCATGGCCCGGCAGCGGGAGGGCGATGTCTCCACCTTCCACTACATCGACAATCTGAGCCGCTCCATCCGGCACGCCGGGCGGATCCTGCTAGACCTGATCCCCAAGGTCTATGCGACCGCGCGCGTGGTGCGCGTCCTGGGTCCGGATGGGGCGGCGAAGTCGGTGGGCGTGGCCCCGGGCGGGGCCCAGCAGGGCGCCGAACAGCTCAAGGCCGTGGGCCGGATCTACGATCTGGCGGCGGGCAAGTACGACCTGACGGTTCGTTCCGGCCCCAGCTTCACCAGCCGCCGGGAAGAGGCGGCGAACCAGATGATCGAGCTGATCCGGGCCTATCCGGCCGCGGCGCCGCTGGTCGGCGACCTCTTGGCGCGGAACCTGGACTGGCCGGGGGCCGACGAGATCGCCCAGCGGCTGTCGGCGCTGTTGCCGGCGCAGGTGAAGGGCGTCGGCCCGGAGGCGGAGCAGGCGAAGGCGCAGCTGGGCCAGCTGGCCCAGGCGCTCAACGCCGCCAAGGCCGAGATCGCGGCGCTGAAGCAGGACCGGGCGCACGAGGCGCGCAAGCTGGAGATCGAGGCCTTCGAGGCCGAGACCAACCGCATGAAGGCGATGGGAGGACGGCATGGCTGACGCGAAAGGCCGCGGCGGTGAAGTAGGACCGAACGCATGGGGGGAGATCGAGGCCTTCGAGGCCGAGACCAACCGGCGATGCAGCGACCGGCGTAACCGCTGTGGAAATCCAGATGGGAGTTGATCATGACTGAACCGGCGCGCCCGCTGGGCGCCTTGAGGCAGGCCGCGCAGCGGCGCCTGGCCGCCAACGCCAAGACGCTTGGACCGGCTGCGAACAGCCCCAGGACGCGGGTGACGGTGTCGTCATTCGACGTCGCGTCGAAGTGGCTCGAGCCGTTCGGGTACGAGTTGCAGCCGTGGGCCAAGAAGCTTTCACCCGACCACATGTTCGTGGAGTACGACGACGGACGCGAGCAATACATCTTCCGTGGAGGACCTGCCGGCCCCTTCCTGAGCGCCAAGGTCACGCCTGCGCGGCAGAGCCCCGACTACGGGCGCGGCGAGCGGGTGCTGTACCGAGGCGAACTGCCCGGGCAGACGGCGCGCGAGGCGATCAGGCCGGCCCAAGCGATGGCCCGACAGGTGAACGGGGTGGGCCAGCCCTATCTGGTGCTGGGATCCAATTCGAATTCGGTCGTCGGGGACCTGACCGCCCGCCAACTCGGCCGCCGGGTGGGCGACCGTCAGACACCGGGTTACCGGCCCTCGTCGCTTCCGCCCAATCTGCCGATCCCGTGACCGACGTCAGGCGTCGGCCGGGACAGGACCTCTGACCTGGCGCAATGCGCCGATGACGAACGGCCACACGAGCAGCGGCGGGACGACGGCGAACGGCAGGATCATCCACATCACGTCGCCCGCGGTGATGATTATGGCCATGATCCCAACGCCGACCACCGCCGTGGGCAGGCCCAGGGCCAGGATGCCGATCCGCCGACGAAGGGCCCCCGCGGGTCCGAGCGGCGAACGCCCAAGATGCCACAGCCACCAATCCGTGCCGACGACGTAGCCGATGGCCGCGCCGACCGCGATCCAGACCGCCACATCCTCCAGGCCGGGGGGAACGCGGGCAGACACAATGCCGGCCAACGCCATGGCGGAGGCGATCGTCAGGACGGGTGGGATGAAATGGGCGCGCATCCGATAGTTCCTGATATGTTCTAAGTGAGTGAAGCAGGTGGCGCTGGGATAGCGCAAGCCACCCATTGACGGCGCTACGTCGTGACCAATGTGTTCCCCGCGCCCCTGCGGCGCCAACCCCAAGGACATCCATGCAAAACGAAGACCCCAACTTCGCGGGCGACGAACTCGCGCGCCTGGCTGCCCCCGAGGCGGAAGCCGATATGCTCGAAACCGACGGGCTCGAGGCGGAGCCGGAGACCTTCGAGGTCGAGCTGGACGGCGAGGTTCACACCCTGCCTGTCGCGCTGAAGGGCGCGGTGCTGCGCCATGCGGACTACACCCGGAAGACCCAGGAACTGGCCGAGCACCGCCGCGCCGTCGAGGCCGAGCGCCACGCGCTGGCGCAGGATCGCCGCGCGGCCCGCGACGCCACGGGTGACCGGGCGACGCTGGTGGCGCTGGACCGGCAGCTCGAGGCGTACGGCGACGTGGACTGGCGGGCCTTCGAGCAGGAGGACCCGCACCGGGCGCAGGCCGTCTGGGCCAGCTTCCAAGAGACCCAGGCGCTGCGCGACCAGTTCGCCTATGCCCTGTCGCACCACGACAGCCGCGAGGAGATGCGCGCCGCGCGAGAGGCGGCCGAGGAGATGGCGGCGACCGGCGCGAAGTTGCGCGAGGAGATCGACGGCTGGTCGCCCGAGGTGGCGGCCAAGCTGGTGGAATACGGCCAGGCGTTCGGCGTGACGCTGGAGGAGTTAGCTCAGATGGCCGACGCCAGGCTGTGGAAGCTGCTGCACAAGGCCTGGCGCGCCGACCAGGCGAGCCAGGGCGAGGCCGAGGCGCAGGCCGTCGCGGTTCGTCCCGCCGTGACCGTGGCCGGCGGCGGCGCGGGCGGCGGCGGCATGCGCGACGAGCTGGGCACCAAGGAATGGATGCGCCGGCGCAACGAACAGATGGCGCGGGGGCGGTGATGGCGGGGCAGGGAAACGGCTTCCTCAAGAACCTGGGCGATGCCGCGAACCGACTGGTCGCGGAGAATGCGCAGACCCTCGCGAAGCTGTCGGGTGCGGGTCTGACGCTGACGCAACGGGCGCAGCGGCCGTGGGCCATCCCCGCTAAGATGCAAATCGCGGAACAGATCGCGGCGGAGGAGAAGGCCCGGGCGTGGTCGACGGGCGTGGGGCGACCGCACAACGACGCGCGGGACGCTATGCGGCACCCCCGCTGGTCACAGCGCACGGCCCAGGCCGCGGGACCGATCTTCGCCGACGTCGCCGGGATCGCCCACTAGGCGCCCAGGACTTCGTCGACAGCATGGGGAAGCACCGACGAGTCATCGGACCCTACGAGCGGGCGGGGCAACCTGGCATGCCGCCAACACCGGGCGAAACCATAGACGAGACCCGGATGGATCTGCACAACAACGCCGAAGGTCGCCGGGCGGCGCGGGAGGGGCGGCCGATCGACCCCGCCAAGCTCCAGACGACTGGCTCCTGTTGCGGCAGACCTGCAATGGGACTTGCGACGACCTTTCCTACAAGCTCAGCGCGGGCGAGGTCGGCATCGCGATTCATGTCCGCGACGCCGCGGGGCGCTGCCTGTCCTGCGCGGGCGGCGTCTATGCAAACGGAGGCGCCGACCGGGCGTCCTCGCTGTCGATCAGCGGCGCCGACAAGCTCGAAGCGAGGGCAGGCTTCCTGCGCCGGCAACCCGACGGGTCCATGCGGCTCGAAGGTCCGACGCAAGTGCTGGACCCCTCTCTCAACACTAAACCCTGACCTGACCCCTCCAGCACCGCGGTTCGCCGCGGAGCTGGAACACGGGTCCATCAGGCCAATCCTGCCGCGACGCCGGACTGCCGGCGCCGACCGAGCACGCGCGTCCTTCGCGCCTCGGGCGACCTGACGCGGCCTTCCAACCAACATCCAAAGGACAACCATGCCCAATACCATCCTGACCGCCACCGCGGTGACGCGGGAGGCGCTGCGCGTGCTGCACCAGAAGCTCAACTTCGTGGGCACGATCACGCGCGACTATGACGACCGGTTCGCCCAGTCGGGCGCCAAGATCGGCGACACCCTCAAGATCCGCCTGCCCAACCAGTACAAGGTGCGGACGGGCGCGGCGCTGAACCCCGTGCCCAGCGAACTCGACACCGTCGAGTCCAGCGTCGACCTGAAGGTCCAGACGCAGAAGGGCGTCGACCTGAACTTCACCTCGGTGGACCTGACGCTGAACCTGGACGATTTCTCGGAACGCATCCTGGAGCCCGCGATGAGCGTGCTGGCCGCCAACATCGAGGCGGACGCCATGAGCATGTACCGGGACGTCTACAACCAGGTGAACGGCCAGGGCTCGGCCGCCAGCTTCATGAAGGTGCTGCAGGGCCGGAAGATCCTGGTGGACAACCTGGCGCCGCTGAATGCGCGGACCTGCAACCTGAACACCCAGGACAACGTCGACATGGTCAACGACCTGAAGGCGCTGTTCAACGACAAGACCACGATCTCGAAGCAGAATCGGGAAGGCTTCATGGGCCGGACCGCCGGCTTCGACTTCATGGAGAACACCCTGTGGCCGGCGCATGCGCGCAGCGCGGCCAACGGCGCCTATCTGATCAACGGCGCGTCGCAGACCGGCGGTACGCTCATTGTGGACACCGGGGCGAATGCGCCGGCCCAAGGTGACATCTTCACCATCGCCGGCGTCTTCCGGGTCCATCCCGAGACCAAGCAGGCAACGGCGGTGCTGCAGCAATTCGTCGTCGGAGCCGGCGCCACGGCCACCAGCTGGCCGATCTCGCCCGCCATCGTCACGACGGGCGCGGGCCAGAACGTCTCCGGCGCGCCGGCGGACAACGCCGCGATCAGCATCGCAGGCACGGCCAGCATCCCCCACGGGATCAGCATGGCCTATCAGAAGGGCGCCTTTGCCTTCGCGACGGCCGACATGGTGATGCCGCGCGGCGTCGACTTCGCCAGCCGCGAGGTCTTCTACGGCGTGTCGATGCGGATCGTGCGCCAGTACGACATCAACAACGACAAGTTCCCGTGCCGCCTGGACGTGCTGTACGGCTTCAAGACCATCCGGCCGCAGCTCGCCTGCCGGCTGGCCAACAACTAGCGGACCGCATTCGACCCGGGCGACGACCGCCGTCCGGGTCACACCGCCAACTTCAAAGGCCGTCCTTCGGGGCGGCCTTTCCTTTTCCGGAGATCCCGCATGGCGATCACGACCTACGCCCAGCTGCAGGCTGCGGCGGCGAACTGGCTTGTGCGGGCGGATCTCACCGCGCGCATTCCCGAGTTCATCAGCCTCGCCGAGGCGCGGCTGAACCGCGTGTTGCGGACCAGGCTAGCCGAGGCCGAAACGGCTCTGTCTGCGAGCGTCGGGGCGCGCACCATTCCATTGCCGGCCGGTTTCACCGAGCCGCTCCAGGTCTGGATCGAGAAGGACGGCGAGCGGATCGAATTGCCGTTCATGGAGGCGAGCCTGATGGGCGCGTCGTCCCTGCGCGGGGAGCCGGGGGCATGGACCGTGGACGGCGCGACCCTGGCCTTCGACCGACCCTGCGACCAAGCCTATGCGCTGACGCTCCGGATGCTCCGCGCCTTCGCGCTTTCAGACGCGTCGCCGACCAATGGGCTGCTGACCGAGGCGCCGGACGTCTACCTCTTCGCGACGCTGAGCGAGGCGGGGCCATTCCTGCGCGATGCGGAACTCGCCGGCGCGTATGAGAGCAAGCTCGGTCGCGCGGTCGCCGAGCTGAATGCCAAGGACGCCCGCAGCCGCGCGCCGCGTACGCTGGCGACGGAGCTGCCCGACCTGATCCTGGAGCGGTGGGCGTGACGCTGCTGCCCGTCGGACCCGGCGCGCCGGAGGCCGTGCGCGCCGTGCTGAAGTCATTCCACGATGCATTGAGCGCCCTGGTCACGCCGGGTGCGCCGACGGCGCTGTTCGCCGTCGCCACGGCGGGCCTGCCGCCCGCCGCGTCCTATCCCCAGACCCTGGTGCTCGTCACCGACCTCAACATCCTCGCCCACTCGGACGGGGTTCATTGGATCCGCCAAGACACGGGAGCCGTGATCGTCTGATGCCTTCCTCCTGGACATCCTCGCTGCGGCTGGAACAGGTCACCGGCGAAAACATCAACACCTGGGGCGACCGGCTAAACGTCGCCCTGCGCCACGCCGACTATGCGGTCGCGGGCTGGGTGACCAAGCCGCTGACCGGCCCCAGCGCGACGCTCACCACGGTCAACGGGGCGGACGACGAGGCCCGTGCCGCCGCCATCAAGTTCACCGGCGGGGCGGGGCCATTCACCGTGACGCTGCCCGCTGTGAGCAAGACCTACCTGGTGTGGAACGCCTGCACCGGCGCCGTGACGCTGACGATGGGGGCGGGCGCGACCGTGACCGTCGATCCGGGCGACATCGTCTGGGCCGCCTGCGACGGCAGCGCCGTGAAGACGCCCGGTTACGGCGGCGCCTCGATCAAGGACTGGGTGTCGAACGTGGCCTGGTCCTACAACGCCGGCAACCTGCCCGCCCAGGCCGGCAACGCCGGAAAGTTCGTCCGCACCAACGGGACGACCGCCAGCTGGCAGGCCCTCTCCACCGCCGACCTCACCGACTATGCGAGCGCCGTGAAGGGCCTCGCGCTCGCCTTCGCCGTAGCTCTCTAGGAGACCTGAACCATGCCCGTAACGCCGAATTCCATTGTCACGCCGCAGAGCGTGAAGTCGAACGTCGTGAACCTGACGACCGCGAATGCCACCTACACGACCACGCCGACCAACAGCGTCCTGCTGGTCACCGCCGGCGCGAACGGCGCCCGGCTGACCCGCCTGGCGGCGATCCCGTGCGCCAACGTCGGTACGGCCAACCAGATTCAAGTGTTCCGCTCGCTCGACAGCGGGGCCACGAAGTACTTCGCGGACAGCGCAGCCATGGCGACCTACACCATGGCGGCCAGCACCGAAGCGCCGACGACCGATTTCGGGTACTCGGAGAGCAATCCGCTCATCCTGTCGCCGAACGAGCGCATCTACATGGCCGAGGGCCAGGCGGTGAGCGTCAACGTCGTCGCCGAGTGGGCGGACTACTGATGGGCGGCCTTCGCGGGTTCGTCGGGCAGGGGATGAGCGGTCGCCGAGCTGTCCCGCGGAGCGAGGTCTACCGCGTCGTTGACCTGTCCATCCCCGGCAGCGGTGGGGTCACCATCACGCAGACGGGGTCGATCGATGTCTATGCGTGGGGGCCGGGCGGCGGGGGGGCCAGGCAAAACCCCGACGCGCCGGGCGGCGGCGGTGGTGGTGGTCTTCGCCGCCGGATGCGCGTCGCCGCTGGCCAGCGCCTCTCCTACACCCTCGGCACGGCCGGCGCGGCCGCTGGGGGAGCCGGGGGGGATGGCGCCGACGCTACGGACACCACAATCACTTTTCCTGATGGTCTGGTAGCCATTGCGCGCGGTGGCACCGGCGGGAAGATCAGCGGGGTCGCCGGGATTGGCGGAGGCTTCCAGATTACCGGCGACATCGTGGGCTCGCGGGGTGGAGATGGTGGCGCAGCGGCGGCGGCAGGGGCGTCCGGCGCCGACGGTGGCGGTGCCGGCGGCGCTGCCCCAGGTGGTGGCGTGACGTCCGGCGGAGGCGGCGGACAAGCCGGCTTTGCGTCGTACTTCACCGGCTTCGCATATGGCCAAGGCGGTGCGGCGCAATCCGCAGCGTCGGGAGGAACACTGTATGGAGCGGGTGGCGGCGGCTCGATTGGTATTGAACCAGCTGGCGCGGGCTCCCCCGCGCATCTGGTGATCTTCTTCACGCGAGACTAGCGACGACTTCCTCGATCGCACTTTGCCAGTCGCCGGCGGATGGCTGGCGAACGACCCGCAGCGATGGATACCAGATGCTGTAGCCGCGGCTATCGGCGCGCCACCGCCAGTCGCAGGAGTGATGTTGCAGGAGAACGACGCCGGGGCGGCCAAGCGCGCCTGCCAAGTGGGCGACAGACGTGTCGATGGTGACGACGAAATCAAGCCCGGCAACAATCCCGGCCGTCATGCGAAAGTCGATCGCGCCCGTGTCCTCCGGCTGCAGGCTGATGGCTCCCAGGCGCTGCTGTAGATCCGCTGTAATGTCTTCGGGCAAGGATCGGCCGGGGTCTGGCGCGATGTTCCCGCGGCCCATCAGGCCGACGCCTCCAGCTTGGCGGGGCTCCACGCGCAAGTATGGCGTTTCGGCCGGTTCCGCCCAGCAGGGCAGAGAAAGGGGCTGGGTCCAGTAGTCGTGATCAGCGGCGGAGAGCTTGCCGACCCGCGGCACGACGGCGGCAGGCAGTTGTCGGAATAGGGAAGCCAACTGCGGTGCGGTTGTCAGGGTGACCGCCTTCGCGCCGAGACCAGCAATGTAGCGGGCGGCGAATATCTGGTCGCCGAACCCCTGTTCGCCGTAGATGAAGAGGCGCTTGTCGGTAAGCGGTCGGCCGTCCCACTCTGGGTAACTCAGCCCCTTGGCAGGGCACTTCAACCGTTCTGGGCGCGAGCTGTATAGCCACCAGCCTGTCGGATCGCCGCGCCATAGCCGCAGATTGCCAAGGCTGTGCCGCGCGGCATGGTCTTCAGCGTCCTCGGCGATCAAGGCTAGGTAAGCTGCCTCCGCCTCGTCCAGCCGTCCGGTTCGCATGTAGAGGTTGGCTAAGTTGCGCCGGGCCGTCGCTGACGGGCGCAACTCGATGGCCCGCAGGTAGGCGGCTTCAGCCTCCGCGGCGCGCCCTTGGGCGGCGTGGATCATGCCCAAGTTGGCAAGCGCGGCTGGCGCATCGCGGCCAGCTATCGCCAGCCGGTACAGCGCCTCTGCTTGATCGAGATCGCCCGCCCTGTGCGCGGCAATAGCGGCCTGAAGCGTCATCCCTGCTCTGTAGCACGCCGCGCCTGCACACGTGGAGATAGCAGATCGGGTTGCTATGTCGCATCTAACTCTAACCTAGACCATGAAGGAGGCCCACGGCGCGGAGTCCCGGCTTCCTTCAAGCGCACCGTTCACGCGCTTTTCCGGTCACAATTCCCCACACCTTCGCCTCCGACGACGGCGCGGTCATCCTCGCGGCGCCGCATACGGCCGTAGCGGCGCGGAGCTCCGTTGCCCGGGCTGGATGAGCAGCGCTCGAGCGGCGCCCCGGGGCCCTCACACAGCGAGAAATCACATGAAGATTCCCTTCGAGCTGCCGCCGGGGTTGAGCGGTGACGACACGACGTTTGCCGCCACAGGGCGGTGGGCGGACGGGTCGAACGTTCGGTTCCGGCTGGGTCGGCCCGAGACGATCGGCGGCTGGGAGCGGCTGATGAACGAGCCGCTCACCGGCGTGTGCCGAGCGGTGTTCCCGTGGACCGACAACAAGGGCGTGCTGGACATCGCGTTCGGCACGCACTCGAAGCTGCAGCTCTGGCGGGGCGGATCGCTGTTCGACATCACGCCGGCGTCCGGGTTCACGCCGGGCGCGGTCGATGGGGCGGGGTCGGCCGGCTACGGAACCGGCGCCTATGGCAACGGGGGTTACGGACTGCCGTCCGCCACCGACTACTTCCCGCTGACCTGGTCGTTCGGCGCGTGGGGCGAGCAACTGCTGGCGAGCCCGCGGAACCAGACGGTCTTCGCCTGGACCAACAACACGGCGCAGAAGGCGCAGCCGCTGGCCAACGCACCGGCGCAGATCACCCATATGCTGGTGGCGCCGCTGAACGGCGGCTACCAGGTGTTCGCGCTGGGGTGCAACGAGGAGGTCTCGGGGATCTTCAATCCACTCTGCATCCGGCACTCGTCCATCCGCAACAATACGCAGTGGAGCACGAGCGCCAGCGGCTCGACGGCCCGGGAGTACATCCTGACCGGGGGCGGACGGATCGTGGCCGGCCGGATGTGCGGGCCTTGCCTGCTGGTGTGGACCGGCGACGCCTTGTTCCTGGGCACCTTCGTCGGCGCGTTGAACCAGCCGTGGCGGTTCGAGCGCGTGGGGCGCAACTGCGGCCTGATCGGGCCGAACGCGGCGGTCGTGGTGGGGCAGACGGCCTTCTGGGCCAGCCCGGACCGGCAGTTCTACCGCTATGTGCTGGGCGGCCAGCCCGAACCGGTCCCGTGCCCGATCCGGCGCGATTTCGCCGAGGAGCTGGCGGCGAGCCAGGGCGACAAGGTGGTCGCCTCGTCGAACGCGGAGTTCTCGGAAGTGCGGTTCGACTATCCGGACCGGCGCGAAGGCTACGAGAACAGCCGCTACCTGGCGCTTGCGGTCAGTGGGCCGGACGCCGGCGCCTGGCATCGCGGGGCGATGGCGCGGACGGTTTTCGTGGACGCGGGGCCGTCGGCCTATCCCATCGGCGTGACCTATGAGGGCGCCGTGTTCCTGCACGAGCGGGGACGGTCGGCCGACGGCGGCAGCTTCGGCTGGTTCATCGAGACGGCGGACACGTATCTGGATCCAGAGGCGACGCTCCTGGTCCGCGGGCTGTGGCCCGATTTCAAGGATCAGGCGGGGCCGGTGACGGTCTCGGTGGCCGGCCGGCTCCATCCTCAGGCGGCGGACCAGACCCTGGCGAGCGTCGCCATGGCGCCTGGCGACGCGAAGGCGGATCTGCTCATCAGCGGTCGGCTCTTCCGCGTGCGGTTCGCCGGCGAAAGCGCGCCCACGGGCTGCCGGATCGGCGTTCCCACCTTCGACGTCGTCCAGGCGGGACAGCTTTGAACGGGGCGAGCTGGGCGCTGTGTGCACCCTGGCTCGACGCCGCGCTCGCGCATGCCGGGCGGAGTCATGCCCTGGCCGATGTCCATCGCATGGTCGAGCTGGGCGAGGCGCAACTCTGGGCAGGGGACGCCGCCGCCATGGTGACCCTGGTGGAAGACGAACCGCTCGAGCGGCGCCTGCTGATCTGGCTCGCCGGCGGAGATCTCGGCGAACTGATGGGTCGGCTGCGCCCCGCCGCCGAGCTCTGGGCGCTCGACCAGGGGTGCCGGCGCGTGCTGGTCGTTGGCCGGCCGGGCTGGGAGCGGGCGCTGGCGCCTGAAGGCTATGCGCCGTTGGCGCGGATCATCGCAAAGGAGCTCTAGATGAGCCTGAAACTCGGCGGGTCGAAGTCGAAGACCAAGACCACCTCCAATACGAACACGAGCTCTACGACCACGCCGCTTGTTCCGGAGTGGGGCTCCTCGCTGGCCCAGGGCGTGGCTGGCCGCGTAAGCGGCTTGTTGAACCAGGACGCGAACAGTTTCGTCGCGCCAGCGCACCCGCTGCAGAACCAGGCGGCGGCGGGCGCGGGCAGCCTGAACAGCTCGGGCGATCGGAGCTGGCTCACGCCCTACATGAACGCCGACACGCCCTTCGCGTCGGGCGGCAAGGCCTATGACTACGTCGACCGCTACATGAATCCCTACCTGAAAGAGGTGGTCGACTCGTCGGCTGCGGACCTGGATTTCAACGCGGGGACCGTGCGGGCCCAGCAGGCGCTGGACCTCGCCGGAGCAGGCGCGTTCGGTGGATCGGGCGCGGCGCTGACGCAAAGCATGACCGAAGGCGAACTGGCGCGCGCCCGGGCTTCGACGCTCTCGGGCCTGAGGTCGCACGGCTACGAGACGGCCCTCGGCGCGGCGGCCGGCGACGCCGACCGGGCGACGCAGGCGCGGATCGCCAACGTTCAGTCGGCCTTGCAGGATCGCGCGCAGAAGGTCGGCTTCGGCTTTCAGGCCGACGAAAACCAGCGGGCGAACATCGCGGCGCAGGCTGCTGTGGGGCAGACGTCCCACGACCTTGATCAGCAGCAACGGCAGGTACGGGTGAAGAATACGCAGGACCTCGTGGCCATGCTGAACGGGCTGCCGCTCGGGCTGTTCACTGGCGAGCAGAGGACCGGGACGGAGAGCACCGAGGGGACGAGCAAGACCAAAGGGTCCAGCTGGGATTTCGCGATTTCAGCGGAGGACATCGCCAAAGCGATGGCTGGGAAGCCGGCATGACCACCCAATCCGAACGCCTCGCGGCTCTCGAGCAGCGCCTCTCCGACCACGAGTCGCGCTGCGAGGAGCGGCTTGGCGAGATCAAGGCGACGATGGCTTCCACGCTGCACGCCATCGAGGGGCTGAAGAGCCGGTCGTGGGGCATTGCGGCGGCGCTTCTGGCCTGGGCGCTAGCCCAGCTGTGGAGCGCCAATGCCGTGAAGATCGAGCGGCTCGAGGCCGCCCGCGCTGCGCCGGTCGAAGTGGTGGCAGCGCGACCGACCGTCCGCTGACGCGAAGCCGAGGACATCCCCATGACGACGAAGCTCACGGCGCACTTCGCGCTGGAAGAACTCGTGGCCACGCAACACCGCGAGATCGACAACCGGCCGCCGCCCGAGATCGTGGCGAACCTCCGCGCCACGGCGGCGCGCATGGAAGATGTGCGCCGCTTGCTGGGTGACCGGGTGATCACGGTGTCCAGCGGCTACCGCTGCCCGGCGCTGAACTGGGCCGTCGGCGGGGCGCGGACCTCGGCGCACCTGACCGGCCATGCGGTGGACTTCAACTGTTACGGCTTCGGCGGGCCCAAGGCGGTCTGCCGGGCTGTGGCCAGGTCGGACGTGGCCTTCGACCAACTGATCGAGGAGGGGACGTGGATCCACATCTCCTTCGATCCCCGGATGCGCCGGCAGGTGCTCACCAAGCGGCCGGGCGGCGGTTACGCGCTCGGCCTAGACAACGCAGAAGGAGACGTTCGATGAGACGATTGATCTTGGCGGCGACGATGTTGGGCCTTGGCGCCTGCAGTTCCTTGTCGGCGATCACCGGAGCGTCGGGCGAGGCCAGCAACGCCGACGTCCTTCGGGCCCTGGGCGAACACATGCAGGGCTGCGACCGGCACTATCAGGGAGGGCTCGGGCTGGGCGCCAGCTTCACCTTCAATATCGATTGCAAGGCGCAGGCCCCGGCGACCTAGGCTGCCGTAGCGAGCCTCCGGACGAAGGCGCCGACGTCCGGTGGCCACAGGGACAGCCGGGCGTCGAACTTGTCGAGGTCGCCAGCGAACAGCGCCCGGCTGGCCTCTTCGAACCCAGGAAGATCGCCGGCCAGGGCCGACATGGCCCGATAGGCGGTTTCCCGCGCCTGGCGTACCCGCTCTGGACCGGTCGTCGAACGGCGAGCGTCTTCCACCAGGCGTCGCAACGCGGCTGAAGCGCCGCCAGGCTGGGAGGCCAGCCAGTCCCAGTGCCGAGGGAGCAGGGTGACCTCGCGGGCGACGACCCCGAGCCTGGGCCGACCGCGGCCTGCATGGACCGGCGGCGCGGCGGGTTCGGTGCGGGCGCGGTACTCGGCGACCGCCGAAGCCGCGCCGTCGCGGAGGTCGAGTTCCACCGGCTTCCCCGTCGCGTCGTCGAAAATCAGCGTCGGCGCGGACCCGTCTCCGCGGGCGGCGAGGGTTTCCGCGACAGCCTCGAGCGGGCCGGCCGCGACCAATTGGTCGGCCACGAAGGCTGTGAAGGCTTCAGGATCGCTCATCCGACCGGCGTACGGTTCTGTCCGCAGGGCGTCAATATGTCCGGGTAAAATTGCGCGCCCCGCAAGCCAGGGAATTTCCACTGCCTACCGAGCGACGCCGGGCTTCAAATGGGGACTTCAGACGCAACTATTCCGCGCCAGCGACGTCGCTTGGCTCGAAAAGGTGACCGTCAATTTTGAGGAATGGCGTCCCCCTAAGTCTTCGAAGACTTAGGGGGACGTGGTGCCGCCGGGCAGGATTGAACTGCCGACCTCAGCCTTACCAAGGATGCGCTCTACCACTGAGCTACGGCGGCGAAGGCGGGCGCTATAGCGGTAGCCGGGC